GACATTGTTCTACGTATTGGGTTATTAGTTATTGTCGTCATTTATTATTATATATTAAAATATTCTATTTTCTAAACGTCGTTATCTTTTAACTTTTTTCCTTAAACCGTCCACTAAATCCGAACTAACGTGTATAAACACAATATATTTCACAAATTTAATAATATTATGAACACTTCTTTGTATACGTTCACTGGAATTAATTTTCCTTATTTTCTTTAAATTATCGCATATTTCAATATAATCACCTTCACGAATATTATCCTGGTTCTCATCAATTATCGCTAATACGCGTCTGAGATGTTTTTCCATATATAAATACTTTACATTATTATTGTTCATCATCATCTGCCATATCCGCCCAATTTTCATTAACAGGAACAGATTCTGATTCCGGGTCCGGTTCTGGGTCTAGTGTTTCCACGGGATCACCCGGATCACCCGGATCATCCAGATCACCCGGATCATCCAGTTCCTTATTTTCATTATCAATTGCGATCTGTAAACGTTCCTCCAAACTTAAACCGTTAACAGGTAAACATTCGTATTTATACTCAGGCATACTCATATCGAGTGTATCGCCGTGAGTTATACATAATTCACAAGGTTCGCTTGGTGTTTCACCGGGGTCGTGATTATGCATGGGTGGTTTAACCTTTTCCTTTTTAGAAGCTCTACGTTTCTTTATAATAACAGGTTTTGGTTTTGGTTTTGGTTTTGTAGATGATGTTTCGTCTGTCGTTGTATTCGTGGTACCATTATTATCTTCCTTTTCCTTATCATCGACAGTATAAGGTTTAACATTTGCCATATTTGCGTGCTGTTTACACGTATCGTGACCAGGAATACAATATTTTTTACACTGATCGCCTTTTTTTGTCAAACATTTACACCTAACGCGTGTTTCAACAACGGGTTTGACTGGTTTGTTAGGTTTCTTAACAGTATTTATAGTCGTCGTCAAATTCGTAAGTACATCCATTCTTTCGTGAAGACGAGAATTACTTTCGATCGTCGAGTTCATAAACACGTTAAGTTTATCACGAAAATATGAAAGATCTTCCCGTAACCTTTCATTATCACTCCGTAAATTTTTAATCTCCTCATTATTCTTAGCAATAGTTTTTGTGTTGCTAGCAATAATATTGTTACTATCCCTCACGAGGTTCATGAGTATATTTTCAATAGAATCAGACATTTTTGTTTATTAATATTTTGATTTTAATTTTTATATTCGTGAACTTAGGTTTTCTTTAACTTGTTAATAACTGTGCATATCTTCACCCCTTGTAAAACCCGCACAATCTGGTATTTGTTTAATATTTTTATTCCAGTTTGAATTCCAAGTTGATGCGACAGATGGACTTGGATAATAGTTCAACATTCCATCGGTAAATGTACGATAAACAGAACCATCACGACCTCGTAGTTCGTTGGCCCCACACTGAACAGATTGACCCACTGGTTCCCATACACATTTATCAGTATTTGCGCATGCATCCGCACTTAGTTTACCTTTACAATGCTGTTTTTTACCAGGGTCACTAGATGTACACGTACCTCTTCTATAAAAAAACAATTTACCGTCGTGTCTATTTTGATCATTAAATCGTACTTTACCGTGTGCGTTTATACATGCTTGCGACTCGTTCTCACCTGTTGTTAAAAAATCTACTTTTTTAGGAAAACAATGCGTATCATTCAATGTAAACCCATAACATTTATCATCCTCGAGACACTTTTTTGCACACGTTTCCTGTGCTTCTCGCATATTCCCACCGCCATGTTGATAGTTTCCAAGATTGGGACCACAAAGACTTCCAAATACCGGTTTATAAAACGAATTAAGCATGAAACCACCTTTTTTCATTATCATCTCGTGACCATTTCGATCTATAATGACAAGCCTACCCACATCCGATATTAATAATTTATAAGGTTTGGTACCATTATTAAAAGATGTCATTTCCTTTACTATGTTATCACCGGCCAAATCTTTCGTTTCACTAAACGTTAACGCCGCTTGGTCTTCAACGTTATGCCGAGGACGTATTACAATCTGACCATTTTTCGCATCGGGAGTTGTATTCGATGCCCACAATATACCTTTATTATCATGAGACCCAGATCCCATGTAAACAACGAAATTACCATCGTTTTGATAAATGGCAAAGTATTGTCCACCTGGCGCGACAAAATCCACATTTTGACGAACATTTTCGTAATTTCCCGCAATTAAAGACGCGCCTATTAAATCACACTGAGCTAAATAATAGTCACGTGTAGATAATTCAGTTTTATTCTTCATGCCTTTACCAGGTACGTAAATCTTATCATTGTTCGTTATAACGAGTCTACCTTTATAATTTTGTAACTTAAACTCGTCTACACCACCAATACTTAAATACAAATTTTTATTTCGTTTAAACTTAACTTTATCACCGTTCTTTTCAATTTCAAACCATATATCGGGTGAGTGAGAAGTAGTATAATACGTTTTCTTAATAGTTTTGTCAAGTTTCATCGTCTCCGACGAAAGTGTTACTGGTATAGTAAGATCACCATGAGGACCGTCGTACGTTTGGTCCAAATCGTCTTGTGTGATTTCAATCGTAACGGCGGCTAAAGCATTACCTATAACCTTATCTTCACTATCGTATGCGAACGCTTCAACCTTATTAATACCAAGCGCAGAATCAACATCGTCATTTAAATTAGTTCCCTTAAACGTTATACTACCTTTACCGTCGTTAGACGTTGCGGTTTCATCTGTAGTTGATTCGGTTTGTAATTCCTTATCACCAATAGATCTCACGAATACAAGTTTGGCAACTTCATCGAAACCCGTACCGTTCGTCCATGATAAAGTAAGGTCTATAGCATCAGTCCCGTCACCCCCGCCTGCGTATTCAATTTTATACGTAGACGTCGTCGAGTTACCAACTTGTGTTGTCTCATCGGTATCATCAGATGGTTCTGTATTCTCATTTTCGTTTATAGTTTTTGTTGCGTCTTGATCGAATGTAAGTTGTGGTCCAGAAGTTTCCTCTTTATCGTCACTCGATTCCTCTTTATCGTCCTTCTTAAATAAAGTCCACGCGCCGAAACCAAGGGCTGGCATGACAAACATACAACACATTACCACAATTACGAGTAATATAATTACACCCGTACTGTTGGAACCTCCTCTTGGTGGAGGATAATACATTATTATTAATTTAACCATATATTTTATTTTTCAAACATGTTTATCTTGAATTTTTAAATAAAAATGTTTGAATTATTTTAATCAATCTTGATTAATACCCCATATATTTTCACAATTTATTGATCTTTTATGTAGTCCAGGTTCCCATTTATGTGCGCATTCCAAACAGTGTCTATAATCAGTAATCCCGTTATTCTTTCTACCACCGAACATTCCACTGTAACATATTTTAGTATCATTAACCATATACCCACTAAAATCATGTTTAGCTAAACTCATATCTGGTCCCTGAAACCACACTTTAATTTCATCGCCACCACTCTTTTCACTAAAGAATATTTCAATAAGGTACTCTTTACCTTTCGTCATATTATATGTTCCCTCTTTCTTTTCCATAGCATGTAAACCACCGTTATCAACAACCTTTTTATAATTTACATACAAATAACTCATGTCATCGGATTCTGTCCAGAATTTATGACTACCCGTTTGTTTTGGTACGAAATGACCTTGCCAGCGAACAGCATAGTCACTTTTATTACCATGATTAGGTAAATACCCACCTGTCGCCTTATGTTTACTACTAAAATCAGTAATACCTGTACCTGTTTTTGTAGGTGTTGCGTTATTAAACGAAGAAGGGACTGAAAAGTATGAACCCTGGTAATAGTACCATTTAAATCCACCCGTCAAATCCATTACTGGGACCGAATCCCCAATAATATTACCGAATGTAAATGTTTTGAGGTGGGTTTCACCAGCTCCGTCGGGGTCTTCAGTATAATTTTTCGCTTTTGTTTTATCAGTTGGTAATGTTTCTTTTGATCTCATAATTTCTTCACCCTTTTTATTCAATAACTTAACAAACGATCCCGCCCATCTATCTCTACAACACCACCACGGGTTCATTCTATTGTATACCATAACCTTATCTATCACCGAGTACTCTTTTCCCAAATCGATTCTAAACCAATTTGTTTTACCATCTTTAGTATGTGCCATAGTTGTCAGTGTACCATCAAATAGTCTTTTTGGAGACGTCCAATCAGCATAAAAACTACTCTGGTCGACTGTATTATCACCGAAATCTTTCACAATATTTACACCGCCAGAATAAACTTCTATTTGTGATATGTTCAGGGGTCTTTTCCAATCAGAATTTTCGTACCCGAACCATACGTACTTGATACCGGTTGTGGATGTTGATGAAGGAACGTAATCTTTACTCGCTTTGAATCCCGAACGAAGTTTACGTTTACCATCGCCATCCTTTTCCCATATTATATCGAGTTTAGCATCTGTACATTCTTCTACTATACGATTAGCTTCGTTAGAGTCCCATGTTCCATGTGACGTATCTCGCGTCCATACATTGTTTGTATCTGAACATATACGTTTACACCCTTTTGCTGTATTCACATCCCCATCCACTTGATGTATCACAACACCACCGTGACTACAAAAACCATCGTCGCCTAGTTTAGTTTGGTTAGGTATTACACCACCAAGTGCTTCTGCGGCCGCTTTATCCGCCGCTTCTTTTGCGATCCTCGCATTCTCTTTCTCCTGTTCGTTTACAATTGCTTGTTGTTGATCAAATAAGGATTTATAATGTTGTGGATTATCGTCTACTTTAGAATCTGTATTGGGATTAGGGTCATCGACGAATTGTAAACCTACTCTATCCGTATTTGCTTTTTTAGGCCATTGAACTTTAATAACGTGTCCATCACCACGTGAACACGCTTTACCCGTACCGAGTTGTTTTTGTGTATGCGTATGTTTCCAGAATTGACACCAGTGTTTATTGGGATCATTAGCAGGTCCACACCCAAACTTCTCTACACCTAAAGTTGATTTATTCTTCTTAACTTTTGAATATATACCCTCACAATCCTTGTTCTGCGCATTTTCCCACGCCGACATATCTAAATCACGGAATTCAAAACTACCCAAATTTTCAGTAAACTCATCTTTTTCGAATCTAAGGAGTTGTGTATTAACTTTCTTATCGTCCGAAACTTCGTTATAGTATATATCGATCGTGTTATTACCAATGATATTATCACCAAAAGTTTTATTACTAAAAACGTTTAATTTAACATCCGTTTCATTTTTTCTATTATTCGAATCACTATTTTCAGCCCTGTGAATTTCGTTATTATTTTTATCTTTAACAACGAGAATCCATTTATTTACTACATCTTCGACACCCGTTTTGTTTCTCCATGAGAGATCCACACTGTCTATTATATATTCTTCAACAGTTCGTTGACGAAACCTATATAATAGAAATATGATAAATAGAATGATTAAAAGAAGAAGTATCATTTTATATATCACGAGATATTTATTGGTGGAGTATATTTATTGTTCTTCAGTTTCAGTTTCAGTTTCACCAGTTGAAGTTCCGTGTTTGGAAAATTCAACCGCGGCATATATAGTGATGGCAATAACAGAAGCAGTGAATAGAAAAATTGGTCCAGAGTTTCCCAAGTTTCGTGCACTAATCATTTTATAGTATAGTCAGGGAAAAAAATATTACACTAATATAAATGAGTAGTCGTCCTGTATCTAATGTTCTTCTCGAAGCACTTTTTATTGGTTTGATGTTACAACTTTTGGTCATGGGTCTCACAAAATTTGTATATAAAGGTACGGGCATGTTAATTATTGCGGGTGCGTTAATACATTTACTGTTTGAGTATTCACCTTTCGGTAATATAAATGAAAAATGGTGTAAAATTATATTTAAATAGTTTACTACATTACATGTTAGAATTCATCTCGTCTAAAAGAGTATCTTTGTCTCTAAGAAGTTCAATTAAATCATCGTTTAAATCTTTCAATTTATGTTCAATTTCCTCGTTATACCCATCAAGGTAGGATTTGTAAAATTCTCGTTCATTACCTACGTTGTGTCCTTTATCCAAAAGATTACCAATAGTATATCTTGGTAATCGTATACCAAGTTCTTGTGCGCGTTTTTTCACAGCTTCTTTACGAACATTTGCGGTAATTCTCTGTCTAGGTTTTGTATTACGTATAGTTCTCCGTATTTGTAATATTCTTTCATCCAATCTTCGTAATTCAGCTTCATCAAATTCACGATTTACGCTTTGTAACCTATCTATTTCATCGGACATTCTAGGTACATTTATAGGTGGTACTATTAACGAGTTCACGTAATTTAACAATTGTTCTCTTTCATCTGCGTCTGCTGTAAGAACAACATCGTCGTCGTCATTTTCTTCATAATATCTGTTCCTATTTCTATTTTCGGTAGAAAATGGTATAGGTGGCGATACGATCGTACCATCACGCATTACTTCTCTCATAATAAAATTTTCGATACCATCTTCATCGGAATCCGAATCACAACTTGAATTTACATTTGAAAGAGTTTCGTGTACTTTTTTCATTGAATTGCACATTTCGAGATAATGTCCTTCAGGTATTATCTCGGAATTCAAGTCAATTAAACGCATTAAATTTGTAAGTTCGTCCATATTTAATATCTTAAAAAAATATTAATAAAAAATCAACTAAGGTTTGATATATCAACATTTATTTCATAAAATGCGTCTATAATTCTATTATTTGCGTTCATGAACTCACAAATCCTTTCCATTTCCAATTCGATATTATCTAATTCTACAATGTACCCATTATGTAAACCTCTCGAATGTTCGTTAATTATACGCATATAATCGGTAAAAAACTCTCTACTATCAGTCGCATGACCAATACTTTGTAATTCTTCTATAGTAGTACAAAGAGGTAAATTTAAAGCACTACAATACGCAGTAAGTGCTTCTATTTTAAAACGAGAAGTAACGCGGTGTCTTATTTTTATTTTTGACAATGCTTTTTTGATTTCTTTCCGTGTTCTAACCAAAACCATACATCGTTCGTATATTGAATCCATGGGATTTGTTTGTAGACTAGTAGGTAGAATACGACGACGTCTAACGGTATTACCTCTATATACGTCTCTTAATTTATTACACATGTCTAAATAATCACCTTCGGATATTTCATCCACGTGATCGTCTATAAATGTCATTATTTTTCGAAGCGTATCATCAGACATTATTACTTAGTAAAGATTTTTATTTTTTAATTGATAATAAAAGTAAAGCTTCCACGGCTTCACCTATTTCTTTGTGTTTTAAACAGAAACCATTCTTACCAGCTCTACAGTAACAGTTCTCGTAAGGACAATTTGGACGCATTATTATTTTTTTAATATTTAAATGTAATATTTAAGCTACTTAGGTTTAATTATCATCTACAATTTCACCTTCCTCAATATCATCATCGGTCTCCTCTTCATCAAGATTAAATTCTTCTTCCTCTGACCCATCCATTTCTGTAACATCGTCGTCGATATCTTCAGGTAAAACATTATAAAGCTCTGTCCAATCTACAATTCCACGGAGTTCGTAATCATCGATTAAATTGTCCAAATCAATTTTATCCGCTATATACCAATCATCATTGAGTGTATATTTCCAATAGTCTGCGTTTTCAAGTGTTATTTTATAAGGAAATAATTCAACATCAACCTTTTCGTGTTCCTTATATAATTCAATGAGTTCTAACCTCTTTTCATCCATGTATATATTATACATGTATTCCAATATACCGAGATCTCTATCGTAAACATTTTTTTTAGGTTCGTGATAAAAAGTTATAAAATGAGCTTGTCCATAAGAAGTATTTAATTTTTTTTTACGAACACCGAAATAAGCAATATAATTATTAGTATCTTTTGGTATAAGATGTTGAGGAAATCCAAATTCAGCTTTCAAACCGTATACGTCCGAGTCTGTATCACATAAACTCGAACATAAACTACTAATATTATCTAATCTCCAAAGCGTGGTACAGTTTTTTAATAGTTCGTGTGTTAAATAAGGCATTGTAATTGTATATTTTATTAAAACTCATAATGTTTAAGTATGATTAAATTTTAATCAGACATCATATTATCAAGATCTCTGTTTTCGTTTCCAGGCTTAGAAGGTAAAGTTTTCATAAGCTCTGACCATTCTAATTTATGATAAGGTATATTATTTCGTAAAAGAAATTTCTCACCCGAATCAATATCAGTAAAGTATCTACTCAAATACTTAGTCCATAAATCATTAGTATTAATGTTAATACTGCGTGGCACAAGAATAATATCATTCTTTTTATCTTTAGATAATCTGTTTATAACCATATCAATAAAAGGATCTATAATACCATCACACCCTTTATTTTCATGAAAAAATTCAACGTAACGAATATCGTCTCTTCCCAAAAGTTTACTCAATCCAATATACCCAATATAATTGAAATTCCTAGCATTACACTTAATAGGGAAATTATGGTCAGGTTTAAGTCCCCAAATTTCCATATTGAGTTTTCCATCACTCATCGTAGTAGAGAAAAGATCGTCCAATTCTTCTACTTGTTCAAGCTTTGTAGTTTGTTCTAATAATTCGTAAAAAACAGACATTTTTATATTTTTTAATATTTACATTGTATCAATCTCACTTAGGTCTGTATCAGTCGATAATAATTCTTCGGCAACTATCTGATAAAAAGCCATTTTATACGCTAAAAAACCAAAAAGTGTCGCACCCATATTAAAATCAAAAGGTAAATTCATGGAATTCCATAACGATTCTCCCAAAGCAAGAAATGTAGGTACTAACAATCTTTTATTTAAGCCTTGACTTTTTTCAATATTATCGACGTAAGATGAAAGTGAATCCACGTATATATAAGACGCTATTGTACCAACGCTCGCAGATACACCATCAATTGGTGTGTGAAAAATAAAGTGGTATGTTGAAACCGCAGCTCCGTACCTTAAAGTTGTTTTTTTTATTTTAGACTTTATTTGTTCGTATTCCGCTATACCTTCTTTTCTTCTAGTTGGACATGATATTCGAAGCGTCTTACTCCCAGGGTTTATTATAGTTAACATATTATTATATAGTGTATAAAAATATATCCTTAAAATAACATATGCATGTTTCTGATATTTTAGGATGGATGGGTTGTACACTATTAACTGTAAATATAATACCACAAATTTATAAAATTCATATTACTAAAAAAGTTGAAGATGTTAGTACAACTTTTATAATAATAAACATATCGGGGTTATTAATGTATTCAGGTTACGCATGGTATAATAATATATTACATATAGCTATTTCAACAACAATTAGTTCACTTTTTAG